AATATTTTTACTTTGCCATTGGATACTTCCGCTTTAAAGAGGATGATAACCTGTCCTTTGTAACTTGCTTTTGCCGTGATAATTTCTTTCCTCTTTTCTAAATCTAATTTGGTTTCTAATTGTGTTTTTATCTTAACCATTTTAAAACTTCTTCGGTTATAAATATTGGACTTTTTCGCTGTTTCAAACTTGCATATCCGCCAGAGAGTAACTTTTCAGGGTAGTATCTTGATTTCAATAAAGCGTAAACTTTTCTTCTATCCTGTCCTGTTGCTTCACAAAAGTCGGCTAAATTCATTGTTATTTTTGATGAAATGGAAACAAGGTAAGCGTATTTCATCGATTCAAAAACAGTCAAATCCGTTACTTTCCTATCTAAAAAATCCTCCATTGTATCAAAAAGCGGTTTTTAAAATTTAAAATTCAATTTGTGGGGCTAAAATACTTATTTTTAAATAAATAGGCAAAGTTATTTAAAGTATTTTTGAGCATAAATAAAATTATAAATTCATGTTTGAACAAATCTTAAAGGAACTTAAAACTAAATATAAAGATTTGGGGTTAAGTGAAAATGTTTTGAAAGCTACTGCAGAGTTTTTAGGCGGAGCGGTCAAAGAAGAGAGCGAAATTGAATCCGCTGTTGCGGGGGTAGAGGGAATGTTGAAAGTCCAGCAGTCTATGGCAGACCAAAACAGAACCTACAAAGCCAAGATTGAAGAACTTGAAAAAAGAAAAACTGCTGAACCTGCTCCAAAAGAGCCAAAAGAAGAACCAAAACCAAATGATGAAATGCCTGACTGGGCAAAAAAACTAATGGAAGGCTTCACGGCAGTATCTCAAAAAGTAGAGGGCTTCGAAAAGGACAAGCAAAACTTAAGCAACGAGCAGAAATTGATTTCTAAACTCAAAGAACTGGGAGTAAATGAAAACTTCTACAAACTTCAAATCGCAGGGAGAACTTTCCAAAACGATGAAGAAATAGAAACATTTGCTAACTCGGTAAAAGATGCAGAGGCTGGTTTTCTTCAACAACTAAACGACACGAAATTAGGAGATGTAAATCCTCCAAGTTTTGGCGGAAACAATGTTAAAGCAGGAGAAGTAAGCCCTGATGTTCAGGCGTATATTAAACAAAAAACTCAAAACAATGAAGGGAATTAACACAGATTTCAGAAAGGGAAGACAAATCGTTGTCTTTGACCAAGTTGATGCTACCATTCCAGGCGGAGTGCATATTGATAAAACAGAAGCATCAGCAAGATTTACAGATGGAATTATTCCAGCTGGGACAGTAGTAGTTCCGCACACAAACGGAACTTATAAGCCTATAAAAGATGCATTGACTGCAGCGAATGTAAAAGATGCCGTAGGGCTTACCATGTCAGACATCGTGATAGATGACTATCCATTGGTTTCTATCGTAGTAGCAGGAATAGTGAGAGTAAATGCTTTACCTGATAAAGAAAAAACAGGGGCTGCTTTCTTAAAGACAGCATTGCCAAGAATTACTCAAATCTAAGGAGGTAAAAACTAAAAACCATTTAAAAAACTAAAACATGAGTGTAATAAACGCAAATACAATTATTCCAGAGTTTAGAGAGGCGGATATGGGAGCAATCCTTAATTCTAATCCGCTTGGGAATTTGCAGGTTTTCAACTTTTTCCCTACAGCTTTTAGCGCAGGGCTGACATTTGGAAACTTGGAGGGAGAATTAGGAGCAAAAGTAATGGCTGATGTGGTAGCATTAGACAGTAATGTTCCTTTAAAAGGGAGAGAGTTTATCGAAAAGGTTAAGGGAGAAATTCCAAAGATTGAAGTAGGTAGGTCTAAAAACGAAAGAGATTTCTTCCGTATCAATGAATTGAGAAACGCTGTTGCTCTATATCCTAATAATGCTAACATCAAAAGTCAGCTTATCAATGCTATTTATGATGATGGTGTTTTTGTAGTGGATGCTATCAATGCAAGATTGGAGCATATGGGTAAATCGCTATTGTCAAAAGGTCAATACATCGTAAAGGATGGAGTAAAGATTGACTTTAAAGTGAAAACAGAAAATGCATCTTTGGACTGGTTCTTACCTGCAAACAAGGATACATTTGACCCTATTGAGGATTTTAGAAAAGCACAGGCAGAAGCACTTAAGAAAGGATTCCGATACACTACTGCGGTAATGGATTTGGCTACTTTCAATCAGTTTGTGAAGTCTAAAAAGGTAATTGCATTTACAGCATCTTTTGCACAAAATGCATTAGGAATTTCTCAAGAGCCTACATTGGTTCAATTGAACACAGCTTTGGCTGCTCAAAATTTACCAACAATTACCATCTGGGAAAGTTATGTAAATGAGGAGGCGAAAGATGGAAGCATCACTGCTACCAGCGGTTGGGAACTTGGAAATATCCACTTGGCAACTTCGACAGATTTCGGTGCTACGCAATATACCATTTCACCAGAGGCAGGAATTAACCTAAATGAAACTTCAAAAACTACGGTTAATGATTTCATTTTAGTGTCTGTATTGGGAGAAGCAAACCCAATGAGAGTGCTTACAAAGGGGACAGCATTTGCTACGCCAGTGCTTAACAACACAAGACAGAAACTTATCTTGAAAACTAAACTTTCATAATGAATATAGGGGATTACATTAAGGAAAAATTAGCAACTTGGTCTGTGGATTTATCAGCGGACAGAATAGATGTCGAACTTGAAAGAGTGGGGCTTTCTTCTTCTGATGTGGTAGGGAGAGAGACTAATTTGGATTTGTTTTTCTACAATGTAATCCCTGACATTATGATGCAGCCAAGCAGTATTTCAGAGGGCGGTTATTCTGTTAGTTTTGATAAGGATGTAATCAGAAGTTATTACAATTTTCTTTGTGGGAAGTTGGGGAAACCTAACATATTGGAGCAAAACAATAGCATAAAAGACATTACAAGCAGATGGCAGTAAAGCAATATCCATACAGACTAAAAGCACTAATTCATTCTGAAGGATATTTTGATGAATCTACGGCAGAATGGACAGAAGGAACATCAGAATGGGTGGATTTTGGAGTTTGCCGAGATGAAGGTTCAACATCCAAGAAACAAACCGAAGATGGCGAGTTTTACATTCAAACTTCTATAATATACGCTCCGAAGTCTATTAAAAACATAGACAAAGGCACAAAAGTGCAGGTTTGGAATGGGGAAGAACTGAGATTGGAGGGTGATGTCGTAAATTTTACAAAAGACCAATTACACACGAGGATATGGCTATAATACCGAGGTTTAATATGGGGGATTTTGAAAAGATTTTCCAACACGCAGAAAGCCAAGCCGAGGAGCAGTTTATCAGAATCCTTAAATGGGTAGGCGAAAAGGCAGTAAATGAAGCGAAAGATAGCGGAAACTACGATGACCACACGGCTAATCTTCGTAACTCTATCGGATGTGTAGTTTCAGTAGATGGGCAGGTTGTAGATGAATACTTTGAAATTTCTAAACAAGGCACCGTGCCGAGTAGCGAAGACCCTTTAAAATATGGGAGAACTCTCGCTGTTGAAGTTGCTCAATCCAAACGAGGAATTGCTCTTGTGGTAGTAGCAGGTATGAGATATGCTTCTTATGTAGAGAGTAAAGACAGGGTGGTTTTAACCAGCGCAGAGCAGTTTGCCTCTCAATATCTGCCTAATTTATTAAAACAATTAAAATGAAGAAGACAGTATTAGATGGCAAACAATGGATTTTAGAACTGCTTTTAAAGGCTGGAATAAACAATGTTATCAGTGGTAAAATCTACAAAGATAAGCGCCCTGCTGACAGCCAAAAAGAAGATATTGTGATAAACTCCCTTACAATGACTAACCATTTTTTACAGAATGGAGTTTTTAATGTGAATTGCTATGTTCCAATGATTGAGGTAAAGGTAAACAATGGGATTGTCCAAAAGCAGAAAAATGCAAAACGCCTTAAAGAAATTTCAGATGCTGTTTATTCTGCATTGAGTGAAGTTTGGGAAGATGAATTCAATCTTGAAGTTGTTAATCATCAAGAATTTGAAGAAGATAATTTTAACTACTATAATTTTAGAATAAGCCTAAACGCTTATTATTAACCAATAAACTAATAATCAATATAATATGGCAAAGGAAGTAAATATCGGTATTGCTTCAATAAAAGTTGGAGATATCGCCTCTGATGGAGGTATGGGGACTGTTTTAGCACCATTGGGAGAAACAGCAGAAGACTCTTGCAAACTGACATTTGGTGACCAAGAAGAAACGGCTTTCTATGTGGAAGAGCATGATAACCCTATCCATGTGGAATACAAACAAGGAGATGTTGATTTGACATTCAATATCTATGAATATGATTTTGACACTGTAGTAAAAGTGTTTGGGGGAAGTGTAGACTCTGGTGTTTATAAAGCACCTGTAGCGCCTGTAACGATTGAGAAATCGCTGGAACTAAAACCAAGAAAAGGGAAAACATTTAAATTCCCAAGGGTGTCTATCACGGCTAAATTTACTTCTGACATTGGGAAGAAAAACCTAATGGCAATAGAGGTAAAAGCAAAAGTTTTAAGCCCTAAAAAAGAGGGAGAGCCAAGATTTACGCTAAGCTAATTGTTTTTTTTAATCTTTCTTTAAAGCCTGTCTGCGAGTTTTTCAGGCAGGCTTTTTTTAATGTAGATATGGACGATAAAAAGTTAGAACAAGAAGAAATCAACCTGCTTTTAGACAGGGGTTTTGAAATAAAGGTTTGTGTTTTAGGAATCAAGAAAACTTTTAAATGCAAAAAGATGAGTTTAGGGCGAATGCTGAAACTCTCAAACATATTCATCAAAATGGAAATGGATGAAGAACTATTGACATCAGGGAGTTTTCAGGAGCAAATCGCTATGCAGTATCAGGCAGTAAGCAAAAACACAAAAAATGTAGCAAAAGCAATGGCGGTGTGCTTTGCAGATAATTTTCTTGTCAGAAAGTTTTTAGAATGGTATTTCCTGAAAAACTATACACCTAACGAGCTTTTAGAATTTGCTCAAAACCTTTTAAAGACTGCTAATTACGCAAATTTTATAACCTCTATCGCATTGATGAACGGAAACCGACCGACCAAAGCAAATCCGATAGAGAAGAAATAAAATCTATCTATGGTATTATGGGGCAAATATGCCATCATTACGGCTGGACATTAGATTATCTGCTTTGGGAAATAGACTGGCGTATTGTTCAAAGAATGTTGATAGATACCCCATCTTATGATTCGGAGAAAAAAGAAGGGACAGAAGTAATAAAATACGAAGAACAGACAGCGGAAGAACTGGAAGAGTTATTCAATATGTATAAAAACTAATAATCAATGAACACAAATCAAGGGGCTTTATATTTCGGTGCTGGAATAGACATGAACGAATGGCGCAGAAACATCAGCGAAATGCGACAAGATATTTTAGGTCTTACCCAGCAGACACAGAGGGAAACCCAGCAGATGGACAGCGCTTTTAAGAATCTATCAATAGGTATTGGGGCTTATTTTTCTGTTCAGGCTTTACAAGGCTTCACTCAACAGCTCATCGGTGTAAGGGGAGAGTTTCAGAAAACTGAAATAGCCTTTGGCACGATGCTCAAAAGCGAAGAGAAAGCACAGGCTCTTATGGGGGAAATGGTGGATTTGGCAGCAAAAACGCCATTTGGTTTAACAGATGTTACCGATGGAGCAAAAAGGCTTTTGGCGTTTCAAGTTCCAGCCGAGCAGGTGGTAGATACACTTCGTAGAATGGGAGATGTGGCGGCAGGGCTTGGCGTTCCTATGGGGCAGTTAATCCATGTTTATGGACAGGTAAAGGCGCAGGGCAAACTGATGACCAATGACCTATACCAGTTTATGAACGCAGGGATACCTATGACTGCTGAATTAGCAAAGGTAATGGGTGTTGCTGAAAACGAAGTAAAAGACCTTATTTCTGCTGGAAAAGTAGGTTTTCCAGAGGTTCAAAGCGTTATCAATAACCTAACCAATGAGGGCGGATTGTTCTTTAATTTGATGGAACAGCAGTCGGCTTCATTATCTGGACAAATCGCCAACTTGGAGGATGCTATTGAGCAGATGTATAACAAGATAGGCGAAAAGGCAGAGGGCTTTTTATCCAGTGGGATACAGGGCATAACTTTCCTTGTAGAAAACTATGAGAAAGTAGGTGTTGTATTAGCAGGATTAGTTGGGACTTATGGGGCGTATAGAGCAGCGGTAATTACCCAAGTTGCGGTAATGAAAATTGCTAATATCCAAGGGGTTTATGATGTAGCAACAAGACACTTACAGATAGGAGCAACAATAAAGCAGATTGCTCTACAAAGCCAACTAAATGCTGTTATGATGGCGAACCCTTACGCTCTTGCTATCGCTGGAACAGTGGGACTTATAGCGGTATTATATAGTCTGGACACAGCATTAGAAAGCGGAGCAGAGAAACTTCAGAAGATTAACAAAGAAACTGATGATTATAAGAATGAGGCTCAAAGTCTAATAGGCACGATTAAGAGCGAAACGGCTACCATATACGAAAAGCAAGAAGCTTATAAGAAACTTTTAGAGATTGCTCCTGAAACTTTCAAAAATATGTCGCAGGAGCAGATTATGGCAATGAATCTTACAGAGATTCATAAAAAGCTCAACGAAGAATTAGAAAAGAATCAGGGCAAAAAGATAGAGGCTACTCTGGAGGATATGAAGAAAGAGATGGATAGCCTTTTGAAATTAAAAGATTTGAATGTAGATGATGCAGATGGGAGAATATCAGGCAGAATAGAAGAATTAAGGAAAGGTATTGCTGATATAGAAAGGGCTGAAAAGTCACGAGCAGAGGCTATTATGTCCCAAAACGCTCCATTAGAAGAGCAATTAAACTACTGGAAAGATGAAGAAAAGAAGATAAATGATGTTATAGAGAAAATCAAAAAAACACATCCTGAATTAGACACTGCAAAGGCAAAGGCTGGGGAAATCCCTGCGCAATTTGCGAAAATGCAGACAACGATAGATGGGTTAGATTTTACAGGGCTTATATCAAGGCTTAGATATGTTCAAAATCAGGCGGGCAGTGTTAAAAACGCTCTGCAAATGGGGGGCGAAGGTGCTTCTGAAAAATCTAAAAACGAATACAACAAAACCGATTGGGAAAACCAAAAGAACAAAGCGCAAGAAGAACTTGCGCAGCTGACAAAAACAGATATAGGCTCTTCAAAATGGAATGATCTTTCTTCACAAATAAAAGAAGCAGATAAAGCCCTTGAAGCGTATAATATCAAAGTTGAAAAACCTAAAAAACTAACCAAAGCACAAATAAATGCTCCTATTAAAGGTTCTTTAGGTCATTTAGAAAAGGAACTTTCGGATTTGAATACCAAAATTTCCAACAAAACACTTATTTCTGATGCTAAAACACGAGCAACGCTTCTTGCAAAAAGGGAAGCGCTGGAAAAACGAATAGCAGAAGTCAAAAAGCTGTATATCAAAAAATCTTTCGATGAAGAAATCGCAGAACTGGAAAGACAGTGGAAAGTGCGCTATCAGATAGAAGCGAAATACGGAAAAGAAACGGCTAAAAATCAGTTTTCTGACCTGAAAGGGAAAAGTTATTTTGATGAGATTAAAAGCAGGTTTGATGCTTTGGACAAAAAGCAGTTGTCAGGTGTTAAATTATCTGATGATGAAATAAACCAATGGCAGAAACTGAAAGAGATTTTGGATTCCCTTACAGGGGAGAAAGACCCTTTTACAAATTGGAAAGAGAGTTTAGATGAGCAGTTAAGCAGTATGTCTACTTTCTCTGAAAAGATAGGTAAGATAAAGGAGGAAATAGAAAACCTTACACCAGAGCAAAGAAGTCAGGGCTATGAAGCAGAACTACGAAACAGATTAGATGAGCAGGAAAAAGCGTATAAAGAGGCTTACAGCCAGTTTTTAGAAGAGCATCAGACCTACAAAGAAAAGGAACTTGCCATTGTCAAAAAATATGCAGACTTGATGACAAAGGCACAGACCGAAGCAGAACAAAAAAGGGTAGAAGAGGCTAAAAATAGAGAGCTGGGAAGTTTGTCTATGGATATGTTTATGAGTGGTGATGAATGGAAAATCGCTTTTGGAGAGTTAGAGTATTTCTCACAAGATACCCTTAAAAGAATTTTAGCTCATTTCAGAGAGTTTAAGGAAGAAAACAAAGAAAACCTTTCGCCTGATGATTTAGACAGGTTAAAAGATGGCATCGCAAGGCTGGAAACGGCTACTACAAGAAATCCTTTTAAGGCGTTGATTAACTCTATTAGAGAGTATAAAGGTGCTTTGGCTGAACAAAAGAAAGCAAAAGAAGAGTTTGACAAGGCGCTGAACAGCGGAAATATAGAGGCTGTTATAAAGAAACAAAAAGAACTTACCGAAGCGGAGAAAAAAGCTGCGGAGGAAAGGAAAAAGTTAGCCAATGTTTTGAATCAAACACAATCTGCGTTCAATGATGCTATTCAAGGGGTTAATGATTTGGCGGATGCTTTCGGTGGAATGAGTGATGCTGCAAGAGATGCTATGGAAGACATTACCAACATCGCTAATTCAGGGATAGATTTGGCAAAAAACATTGTTAGTGGAAATGTTGTAGGTGCTGTGGCATCAGGAATCAAGATGATAGGTTCTATTTTCAAGGCTTTAAATGGAGATAAGAAGAAAGAAAGAGCCATCCAAAGAGAACAGCAGGCACTGAACAGACTGAAAACAGCCTATGAAGAACTATCCCACGCAGCAAATAAAGCATTTAACGCAAGGCAGTATTCCGACCAAACCAATTTAATCAAGAATTTAGAACAGCAAAGCGTGAGCCTTAATAATATGATTAGGGCAGAGGCGAGCAAGAAGAAGACCGATTGGGGGAAAATATCAGACTGGCAAGGGCAGATAAGCGCAATTAACAGAACGATTTCTGACCTAAAAGAGGGAGTGATAAAAGATGTTTTGCAGACTGATTTAGCAGGTGCAGCATCAAAGGTAGGGGATGCTTTGGTAGATGCTTTTAGTCGTGGAGAAAACGCTGCTCAATCATTGGAAAAAGTAGCCAATGATATGGTAAAAAACCTTGTGAAGAACCAGCTTAACCTGATGTTGCAAAAAAGAATGCAGGGGACTTTACAAAGTTTATTTAAGGCTACTGGGCTTAATGAGGACGGCACAGGAGTATTTAAGGGCTTATCCAAAGAAGACATTGCAAGATTTAAATCAGAGGTTAAAAGCGCAGGAGCAGGAATGCAGTCTTTTTTAGAGGGCTACAAAGAGATTTTTGAGGGAGTTGAGAGCAACGATGATAGTCTGAAAGGCGCAATAAAGGGGATGAGTGAAGAAACAGCGAGTGTTTTAGCAGGTCAGTTTAATGCAATTAGGATAAACACAGGCGAGATTTTAAAGAATCAAAAGCAAAATTTAGAGGCGATGAAAAACTCTGTTGATTCCCTTGTTAAGATAGAGCAGAACACATTTAATCTGTTTCAGATGAGAAAAGATTTATCTGAACTTAACAACAAGGTAAAAGGAGATGGAAGCCTTAGAGCAAGTGGAATTTAATAAAAACCAATAATTATGAATGACATCATAGAACACGCAAAAGCACAGGGATTGTGTAACGAATGGTATGAGCAAATGAAAGCCAAGCCTACACTTAAAAACCTTTGCGAAATGTATTTCAGGGGCGATGATTGGGCGAAAGAACATGACTTCCCTAAACTGAAAGATTTGAGAAAATACCGAGATGAAATTATGCAGTATGGTCTTTATACGGACTTTTCAGGAATATTAGAAAACATAACTCATCTGGCTGTTTTTGGAGACTCTAATGTAGAATTGGTGTATAACAATTTTGAGGTTGCTCAAATCATCATCAGACATAATTCAAAAGTCAAAATCACAGCGAAGGACTATGCTATTTTGTCGGTTGATGTTTTGGACAATGCTCAAGTGGAAGTAGAAGAGTTTGATAATGCAAAAATCAGGATTTACAGAAAATGAGTGAAGTGATTTACAGCCTAAACGGAAAGTTTTTTAAGGATTTTGGGGTTTATATTTCAGATTCCAAGGGGCTTTTAGACAAACCTAAACCCAAATCAAGAAAAACTTACGACTGGGCAGAACAACACGGCAGGCAGATAGACCTTTCTCCTGCAAAGTATGATGAGCGAGAGATAGAGTTAAAAGGCTGGATAAGAGGCGAAAATTGGCATAAAACAAAGGCTAATTTTGATAATCTTATGTCGGAATTTGACAAGGAAGGTCTTGCTCGGCTGGTCGTAGATTTTGGGAAAGTTTTGGTTTATGATGTCTATTTGTCTGATAGTATAGAGCTGAACAAAACGATAAGAAACGGCGAAATTATCGGTTCTTTCGCTTTGAAGATAAAAGACCCTAACCCTGTTAAAAGAACCTTTGTTTTAAAGGGAAACACTTTGAATATAACTTTTACTTCATCTGATTGGGTAGTTTTAAATATTGATGGCGTAGAGGAAAACCTAAAAGGCATTGTTAATATCAATAAAACAATACCTAACAGGGTTTTGTCAGGTCAGAAATACGCAGGAGCAAATGCAGAAACCATACATTACATCACACTTTCAGGGAATGTAGACCAAATTACAGGATTGACAACAAACAGCGAGGAAGTTTGGAAACAAAAAGAAAACGAAAACGGAAATATTCCGACTCCTCCAAGTGTTACAGGGGCGTTTTCAAAAGGATTTAATAAAGGATTTAGAATATAAAAACATAAAATAAATGAGCAGTGTATCAACATTGGAAGAAATCAAAAGGCTTCTTCCAGATAATAATAGCGGAGCAATTACAGAAGCAAAATTAAGACAGAGTTTTGAGAAGACTTTTTCTGAATTAGATAGAAAAGTAGATTCATCTAGGGTAGAGAGTATAGAAAGGACACTTCCTCTAGTTGCGACCAAAGAGGAACTGAAAGTCATTGAAAATAAAATAAATAGCGGAGGCGCTACACCTACACCTGCTCCCAGCGTAAATAACAAACTCGCTGGAAAGAAGATTTCGTTCATAGGTGATTCTATTTCTAATTTCGGTGAAACTTCTGCTGAGTATAATACGACCACAAAATATACCTTTGATGACACTTGGATAGGGCAGTTTTTACAATTAACAGGAGGAACCAAAGGAAAGATAGATGCTATTTCAGGCACTACAATGCAGGCGATAACACTAGATGGTGGAGCAATCTACAATACTACTCTAGGAAGAGTTGAACTTTTGCCCGAGGATAGCGACTATATATTTGTTTTCATGGGGGCTAATGACCAAAAAAACGATGGTCACAGAGGTCATAAGTTAGGGACAATCCGACCGAAAGGAACGCTGGAAACCTTTGATAATTCTAATCCTAATTTCCTTGAATTTACAGGAGCTTACCAATTATATTTAGAGAAGATTCTTAAGAGACATGCTAAAGCTGAAGTGGTTCTGATGACTCCTCTTAAAGCATTCGGTGCTGGAACGGAGATAGATTTAAACAAAACATCAGACCAATATGCAGAGAGGGTAATAGAATTGGCTAAATTCTATGGAGTTAAGTGGATTGATACCAGAGAAGCAGGATTTACCAACTACAACCACCAGTTGTTCTTCTCTGATGGTCTGCATCCGAACAAAGCAGGGCATAGAAAATTAGCCAGATTAGTAGCGGAAAAAGTACTAGAATTTGGAATATTAGGAAAATTAAATGCTTCGGATTACTACACTAAGGCTCAAATAGATGAAAAACTAAAAGCCCTGCCAAAAGAGAAAGGGTCTACATCTTCGGGGGATATTGTTATAGGTGGTGCTAATCTCTTGAAAAATACAGCGCTTCCGTTATTTGCTCCTAACAATACTTCTCTAAGTGATAGCACTGGTATATCAGCTGTTATGAGTGATGCTACAGGAAGTTTTGTGAGGTATACTCCTGCATCTCATCAAGTTGTGGGAGTGTATGGGTTTGAAGTGAAGGGATTAGTTGCAGGAACCCATTCTAGAAGTATGGATTTTAGGCATTCTCACACGGGGAATGTTACAATTTGGGGACAGAGTATTCCGCCGAATGTTTGGACTAGAGTAAAGCAGGAAGCTTTTAATTTGGACAGCTCGTGGATGGGAGCATTTGCTTCTGATGTTCAAGGGGTCGCTATAGATATTAGAAATTTTAAACTAGAAAAAGGAACAAAAGCCACTGACTGGGTGCCTCATATTACTGAATATAATCTAGGTAATTCAGATACCATGGTAGACACTGTTCTGCCTTGGACTCATGATTTGGATGTAGCTGTAGAAACTAATGGAGATAATAATCTAGTGGTTTATAAACTCCCAAGAATAGAGAGTTTTGCTGAAATATTGGAATTTAGGCTTATTCAAAGAAACGGGACTGTTACCGAAATCAAAGGTTTGAAAGTGATAACGACCAGCACAGGCAGAAAGGGTATTCCGCTGAAGTCTGCAGAAATAGGAGACCCAGTGAAAGTGTATGTAAAAGCTTTATTGAAATAAAAACCAATAACCATGATTGTAATACAAAGAACAGGAACACTGAATTTAAATAACAGAAGACCCATTAGGAGGGTTGTAAGTTCTCAACATAAGCAAGTGCTTCTTTCAGAGGATGTGATAGATATTAAGGTAGAAAGTAAAACTCCTTTGGACTTCTATATAGGCGATAAAATAGAGTATAGCGGTCGTTTTTTCTATCTCAACTCAATGCCAAAAGTTGTAAAAGAACAAGGTTTTTACTCCTACGCTTTGACTTTTGAGGGGGCGCAGTATCTTTTGCGCAAGAAGATTTATTTTAACCTTGATAAAGCAGGTTTTCAGACTTCGGCAGATTTTCCATTGACAGGCGAAATAGATATTTTCCTTAAAGTATTGATTAACAATATCAATTCTGTAGAAAATGGAATATGGACTTTGGGTGACTATCCTAAAAATACAGAGGGAAAAACACTTACTTTCTCTAATGAAAATTGCCTTGCTGTGCTACAAAAGATTTGCAAGGAGTTTGACACAGAATTTGAAATCAAAGAAGATGTAAACGCAGGGACAAAGACCCTTAACATTAAGAAAATAGGAAATACCAAAGATTTTGTTTTTGAGTATGGCAAGGGTAATGGTCTTTACTCTATCAATAGGGATAATGTGGCTGATGATGTGGTTACAAGGCTCTATGTGTATGGGAGTTCCGATAATATCCCATCTAAATACAGGGACTATTCTGAAAAATTAAGAATGCCTCAATCACAAGGGGATTATTTGCAAGATGATGAGAAAATAAGGCTCTTTGGAATGAAAGAAGCGGTTAAGGTGTTTGAAGATATTAAACCGACTTTCAAAGGGATAGTTTCAGGGATTGGAAGATTTGATGAAGCATCAAAAACACAGGAGATTTTTGTTTCTAATATGGATTTTGACCTTATGGAGAAAGACCAAGAGGGAAACACCAAGTATCTGATAGCAGGGACACCAGCAAAACTACATTTCAACAAGGGAAATTTAGCAGGATATGATTTTGAACTTCTTGCACTTACAGGCTATAATCACGCCACAAAATGCTTTAAGGTAAAGCAGTTTACAGATGAAAGGGGGCAGAAATTCCCTGACAACAATACTATTTTCAGTTTTGAAGTAGGGGATGAATTTACCATAACAGATATTGTGATGCCTGAAATGTATATCACAAGGGCAGAGGAGAAGCTTTTGGAAGCGGGTAAAAACGAATATGCCAAACTCTCTCAAAACAATACAAAATACAGCATTGCAATAGACCCTATGTTTTTGAAAAAGAAAGGAAACGAAAGCACTGTTTTCTTTGAGATTGGCGATTATATCCGTGTGGTAGATAATCCGTTAAAGATTGACAAAACGAGCCGTATTATCAGCATGACAAGGGATTTGCTAAATCGTTTTAGTTATACTTTGGAGATTGCCGATACCTATGAAGTAAGTTTTACAGCGAGTGTTCTAAATGATATTAAAGACACAAAAAAGGTGGTAAAATCTCAAACACAGGTTATCAGGGAAAACTATAAAAACGGCTACAAAAACATTTTGGAACTAAAAGACAGCATTTTTGATACTGATGGACACTTTGACCCTGAACATATCAAACCACACTCTATTGAAACTAATATGTTAAGCGTAGGGGCGAGAAGCCAGAATTTTGTGCTGGAGGATGTGGTTTTAAATCCAAATGTAAATGGACAGCCAGCTAATGTATCTATTAGTGGGGGGAGGCTGGTTCATTTCTCTATCGCAGAGGATATTAAGGTTTGGGAACTTTTACCATTGCAGCAACAGAACCTGCTGGATATAGTGTATTATGTCTATGCGAAAGTAGAGAAGAACGGAACATCAGGAAGTTGGCATATTACAACAGACAAAATCAAGTTTGATGAGTTGCCAGATTATTACTATTTCCTTTGTTATCTTCTTTACACACCAAAGGGAGGAAAGAGAGAGGCAGAGGCGATGTATGGCAATGTAACGATGCACGGTGGACAAATCACAGCAGGGAGAATAAAATCCTTAAATGGGCAGACTTATTTAGACTTGGATACAGGGGAGATTTCAGGGAAGATTACATTTGTAATGCCTGATGGGACAACTACTTCCAATGTAGAGAAAGGAATGCTGGGGAATACTATTATAGAGGGCGGAAAAATCAAATCCACTCTTATAAATGTAGAAGAAATTGCTGTAAAAGCAGGGGAGCATGTAAATGCAGATATAGGGGACATTAAGAAAAAAACAGACAATTTCACTTCTATTAAAGGCGGTCTTGTTTCTTCTAATATTATTTCTGTTGGGGATGATAAAGACAATCAGAATGCTTTTATTTCAGGGGTTACTGACAAGGGAAGAGAGAGTGTAAGGTTTGGCGCTGGAACTAGTTATAAAAACAAAGACAATGCGCCTTTTAGAGTCTTGGATAATGGTAAGATGATTGCGACAGATGCAGATATTTCAGGGAAAATTGATGCTCGCGAGGGGAAAATAGGCGAGATTAAAATAGCTAATGGATGGCTAACTGCAGGTGAAAGAGGTAGGAATGATATGTATCTAAGTGATGAAATGTTTGGAATGACCCAAAACTATAATGATGATTTAATAGAAGGAACGGGTTATAAGAAGGTTTCAATAGGAAGAACTTCCGCGATTTCATCAGACCCTAAAAATGTAGGCGCTGCTATGAAAGTAGAACACAATAGAACTCCTAAAATCACTCATGCTAACGATGAAAATGTAGCCTTGCAGTTAGAGGCTAAAAACAACCAAAAACAAAATATCGCTTTGGATATTACAGCAGGAGATATTCGTGTGCTTGGGAAAAAGGGGTGGAATGGAAGGTTCAAGGCAGTGGCTCAAATTAGAAACATATGGGGACAATGGCAAGGGGCAGAAGAAACTTGGCTAGAAGTAACTAATGGAATTATAACAGGGATTATCAGGTAAAAATAATTAAAAACCGCTTTTAAAAAGTCTATTTTTAGAAATGCTCTAAAAATGGGCTTTTTTTGTTTAATAGGAAGGCAGGGAACATTTATTTTTGAATTTAAAACGATTTTTAAGTTTAAAATGATGAATATTAGAGAGTTTGTATTGAACAACTTGGTGTTGCTGTATAAAGGCGGAGTTTTTGCGAAAATAAACGCTTCGTTCAAGTTGTGCATGTTTCCAGCGGTGGCTGTTTCGGCATTTGAGTATTTTTCAGGGCTTTACACCACGGATTTATCGTTCCTCTATGGCGTGTTGTTCGTGCTGATGATAGACCATGTTTTGGGTTCGTATCTGCATTACTTTGTAGATAAGGATTTTGCTTTTAAAACTAATCTTTTAGGGTTGTTGAAGAAACTAACAGTTATTCTATCAGGGTATTCTATGCTGTTAATTATGCACGATGCACTGGATGAAGTGGAATTTTTGGATGTCTATTTCAAAGTAATGGTAAAATTGATGGTATTGCTTTATCCTCTTGGGTCTGCTTTGGTTAATATGTCCAAAGTAACAAATGGAGCATTCCCTCCGAGTGGGCTTTTGAAGAAGATAAAGAATTTTGAGAAGACTGGCGATTTGGAAAGTTTAAAGGAAAAAACAGAAAGTGATGAAAACGATGAGAATTTCAAAGAATAGCATTCCCTTATTGGGGTTTGTTATGTTTTTGTTGCTGTTGGGATGTGGAGCGAGGAAAGTAAGAAAACACGAGGAAAAAGAAGAGCATAAGACCGAAATCAAAGAATCGGTAAAGAAAGACTCTGTTTCGGAAACGAAGACCGAAGAAACGGCTAATATCAAGACCCTTACGAAGTCTTTGGACTTTGCAATAAAGCCAATCGGCAGTGAGCCTGTGCAGTTTAAGTTCTTATACAACGGCAATGTTGTAGAGGGAAGCGCTAACGGAGAAGTCTATTTTAAAGATAAAAAGCAGGCAAAAGACTCTGTGGTAAAGATAATAGAGCAAGTAAGAGTAGAAGTAGAAAAGCAGGAACAGAAACAAGCGAAAGAACAGCACAAACAAACCAAAGAGGAGAAACAATCCGAGAGAGCCGAAAATTGGATAGTATATTTAATTCTGATTATTGTGGGAATGTTCCTTTGGGAGAGGCTGGATAAAGTAATTCATAAATTTAAATGATATGGCGGATATAAGAAGTTTGAGACCATTTATTCTAAAATGGGAAGGAGGATTATCAAGGGATGCAAACGATACAGCGAGCAGGGTAAAATGTCCTACGCCTTACAAAGGAAAGACAGGCTACCACACAAATAAGGGTATAACTTATGCGGTATGGCGTTCGGTGTTTGGTTCGGATAAGGATATGCGGTTTTTGGAGATGAACGATGCCGATTGGGATATTGTAATAAAAAGGCTGTTTTGGGATAGATGGATGGCGGATTTGATTAAAGACCAAGCGATTGCCAATACTTTGGTAGATTGGGTTTGGGGAAGTGGTGTTCACGGCATTAAGATACCTCAAAGAATGCTGGGAGTAACGACTGATGGCGTGGTAGGCGCAAAGACCATAGAAGCGCTGAATAACGCACCGAAAGACTTTCTGCAAAGGCTCTATAAGGAAAGGGAGGATTTCCTGCATAGAATAGTAAGAAGCAATCCTACTCAAAAGGTCTTCCTGAAAGGCTGGATGAATAGGATGAATGACTTGAAAAAGTGGAATGAAAGGTTTTTGGGGTAGAAATTTTGTATCTTTGCAAATCTTATGGCAAAGAAAAAAAATAGCGATAATAATAAGAACTTTTGGGATTTATTAAATTCAAAAGTCAATATTGTTGTGTCATCTACTATTATAATAACCGCTATATTTGGTTTAGGAGCATATTCCTCTAGTTTGTTAAAAAAGATAGAAATGTTAAAAATGCAAGAGGAATATACATTACGAATCATAAAATATGAAGAAGAAATATCAATATTAAAAATTGAAAATGATAGATTGAAACATGAAAATGATAAATTAAAAAATCTAAATCCAGAAAAGAACAATGGGAAAAAAAGATAA